CATTGATAATATTTCCAATTAAAGTCTCAAATAGATGAGTCAAGAATCCAATAATATCTTGAATTAACTTTTCAAAAATACAATATATGGTTGCAAGGGTTTTCATAAAACCCTTTTGTGCTGCAGGATCAGTTAAGTAAGATGCTGGATTTTTTAAATTTGCAGTACCCAACCATGTACTAAAGGTAACCGTTAATTTTCCAATTAGTCCATCTCTAACATTATTCATCACACTCTTGACTACAGACTGCGTAGCAGATACAATCTTGTCAATCTTCGCTGGCATATCCACAATCTTATTAAGAAGTGGATCTACGAATGCACCAGCAGCAAAATCTAGCATGTTGGTGAATGCAATAAAGTCCGTAAGTATTTGTGTCAGTTTGCCAATGGCATCATCACCACAATTACTTGGGATTATTTCAGTCTTTGTTGTTTTCTTTTCTACTCCATCTTGTGCTGGACTACCTGCACCTCTTGCAAGGCATACTGATGCTTCTGTTTTAGTTGAACCAGAAGGAGGTGTTTGTACCTTTCCTTGTTGTCCTGGAGCAACTGGTTGAGTTTCTAGTTTCTTTGCGTTAGTTGGTTTGTTTGCTCTGTTACCTGTGAATGGTTGGAATCTAGAACTTTTCTCTAACTTTAATTCTTCGTTTGAGAAACTATTCTCTACCTTTTCATTGCGATGAAGAAGACCAAAGATAACTGGTTGTTGTGCTTCTTCTCCATCCATGAAGAAACCAACGCAGGTTTCTCCACCTTGAAGTGAAAGTGTCTGTCCTATTCCACCTTGACCACTTCCACTTATTGGATCCATCAACACATCTGCCCAAGGAAGATCTTCCTCCTTGAGTGTGCTATCAAATGGATGGTAACCAATGATCCTAACCTTACATCTCTGACCTTTTTCGCCAGATTGATCCATTACGGTATTGATAGCCTTCCAATAATCTGGATGGGCAACTCTGCCAATCCACCAGACAAAACCATCTCTACCAAGAAGGTTAGATTTTAATAAAGATTCTTCAATCATCAGTCGTCGTAAACTCTACATTCGGATGCATCAGGATGTGTATCACAATAGAGTTCTAATGGTGTGGGATCATGAGTTTCCCCTGGATGGTTCTCTTTATATGCTTTCAGTGCTTCTAATTCTTCTTCCGTATGTCTTCTTGACTGTGCAGAAATAGTGGGATCACTCAGAAGATCCTCATCCTTTCTAATGTGCTGATCAATGTTTTCCATGTTCCTCCCTATTGATTTGGTCCATAAACTCCATAAGAATCTCTCATTAGTTTGAGAGATGTTGTGTTTTGTTGAGCAGAAAAATGATGTCTCAACTCCCTTATAACATAATTGCCGCTTGTTTCTGAATCAATTTCTCTTGTTTTTCCAGAATTCATTTCGGGGAATTCACAATAAATTATGTCTCCTACTTTTAGATTTATGTTACATGGTATAAGAATATTTAGTGCCTGTGTGAACAGCAAATTGTATCTAGAATATGCTTTTGCTTGATCTGAAATATCTCTTCCCGATTGTGCAGTACCACCAGCAGGTGATAGTACACCATGATCAGAAGTCCTAACCATGATTCTAGAGAATGATTTTCCTAATGCTTCAGACACAACAATACTTTCTTGATTACCAAGTTGAGAAGCATTTTTAATTTCATCCTGGAGATAGTAATCATAGATTGAGAATGTATGATTCTCTCTATTATAAAAGTATGTTTTGTTGGCATACATTCCAACACGCAATGCTTTTCTTAAATCAATATTCTTTTCAAAGAAGTAATTCAAAATTGAAAAATTGTTTTCAATGTTTCCTGCTTCAATTACTTTTCCATTATACTTGTAACTGTACTTACTTTCTGTTTTTGTTACAATTTTGTCAATACTTCTAAAGTTGAATCCATCTTTATTTTCATAGAATAAAAATCCCGCAGTTCCCTTTGCGAGTCCCTGCTCTGTTTTATCTTTTCCGTCAGTTCCAGTTTTCTTTGTGACAGCAGATACAGACTTTGGACCCAACCATTGCAAAACATGCAAAGGTTTCTTCATGTTTCCAATGAAACTAAAAGTATTTGAGGTCTCTTCTATATTCTCAGACTTAAAGTTAGTTGTCTTTAAATCTTCTCTAAGAATTTTTATTACAGATTGATTGACTTTTCCAGAATACTTGGTAGCACATCTTGCAGTTTCATTTGTAAGAAACTCTCTAGAAACTAAATGTAAAGTAAAGTTCTCGGATGTCTTTTCCGCTTCAAGTCCACTCACTTTGTAGACATACATCTGGTCAACAGCGAATTCTCCCGATGCCGTCTCTGCTTCTAGGAATAATCTCTCTCCCCCACGAATAGGAAGTCCATTGAACAATCCATATGCATTAGTGATTTGCATTGTCATTGTCACACATGGTTCAAGAATATCTTCAAAATAATCTACTGACAATACAGCATTAGAAATATCAAATGCATTATCTCCATCAAGAGATTGCAAGACGACTGATCTATATTGTAAACCCGATACTGCTTCTGCCATTACGTTGAGGAAAGTTTAGTTAAGAGTAGAGTATTCCACAAACTATTTAATAGGACAACTTCAGGTATTGATGCTACTGCGACACCACCACCTCCACCACCCATTGGAATTGGGATTGGAATTTGTTGTGGTATTACTTGTGGTCCTCCACCTTGTCCCTGCGTGATAATTACAGTTTGCTGCCGTCCTGATGCTGTTTGTGATGCTGGTACTTGTCTAGTTGATTGACTTGCTGGTGATACTTGTGTTCTTTGACTTTCATCTGGGGTAAATCTACCGCCAAGAAGTGCATCAACTTCTTTAAAGTTGAGGAACTCAGTCTGTGCTCTATCACCAACTAGTCCTAAATGTAAATGTGGAACATTATTTGCTTGTCCCATTTGTCCCATTAGTTGTCCCTGTTTTATTTTAATTCCACTCTTATTTGCAACTGAAGAATCTAAAGATGATAAGTGTGTTCCATAAACAAAGTTGACTGTTTTTCCTTGATATGTAAACGGTTTATCTAATTTTATTCTAAAACTATGTTGCGGTTGAAAACCTGGTTTTGTTGGATCAGAATCTTGATTTGCTTGAGCACTATGTCCCTCTTCTGCGTATTCAAGAGTTCCATCTACAGGAGAAACAATTGGATCACCAATATTTCCATGGATATCAAGTCCAGTGTCAGCAGAATATCCACCCTTTTGTGTTTTTAGATTAGTGTTTGGTGTTGGATTTATAAAAGGAGAGTTAGAAACTGATTGTAGTGGGTTGGGAGTCTGTTGTGTGGGATTTGTATTTAAGCGGTGATAATATGGACTTTCATCATCTTGAGATTTAGATTGATTTCCTTGTGCAAAAGTCAAAAGACCATCAACTGCTTCATTAAATGTTTTGAGTACAGAATAAAATTCCTTTTCGTTCTTTATATCTCTCTTTTCATTGTCTTTGATTTTATCTATTTTTTTATCGGCACCTGTAAGTTTATCCGCAACGCCACTTAATAAACTTGATCCTGCCATTCCACCAAGAATTGCAGAAGCACCAACTGCTAATGCATAGACTACTCTAGCACCAGGAACAGGAGTAACTATGAGTGGAGATAGTGCAGCTGCAGTTCCCTTTGCAGCAAGTGCAGCACCTGCCCATCCACCAACTCCTCCAGCAGCTGCTCCACTGATTGCTTGAGTTTGTGTCTGCCCTTCAGATACTCTACTTCCATAATCATATACAGCAAGACCAGCACTTAATAGTCCGCCACCCTTTCCTTTTAAAAAATTACCACCACCTTTAACTGCTGGACTAGCACCACCAACTTGTGGTTTTCCGCCACCAATTCCTGGAAGTTTGAATCCTTGCCCCTTTAATGCTCCCTGTGCATTGAATCCACCCTTTGTAAAGAGTCCAGATGCACCAATATTGCCTCTTCTAAAAAGTCTAAGACGATCACCAAAATTTGATTTACCAGAAATATATCTAGAAAAAGAATCATTAAGTCTACCCAGACTCTTAGGATTCAACCTTGGTATTTTTGTTCCACCACCTTTGGATGAATTTGGTTTGGGTTTACCTCTTGGTGGTTTTGATCTTCTGATGAATGGAATGTCTGGTCCACCAAGACCAGGAAGAAACATACCTGGAATCCCACCAAGTAACCCAAGTAATCCACCAAGGCCACCGCCTCCTCTGTCCATCTCAAGAACTAGTTTTTCTAGTTTCTTGATTTCTTTCTTTGATGGAATCTTTATCTTCTCTAGATCTTTAGTACTAGAGTCTATCCATTTGATAAATTTTTTGTACTCAGACTTCTTATCAAAGTCTAGTGCCTTAACCATTCTGGTTTGAGGTGAGGCAACAATATTATTTGCTGAATTTTTGAGTGGAGACTTTATGAGAGTGATCATGTCCCTTATGCCTCAACAATGTTGTATATCATCTTTGCACTCAACCCAGCATAACTATCAAAATTATTAGAAGGTAAGAATGCAATTGATGGTCCTTTGGTTTGTGAGGGTATTGCTGGTGCTGCTCCAGATGAAGGTGCTGCCTGAACTCCGCCAGAATCAGCAGGCATTTGTATTAATGATACTTCTGGATTTAGTTGACCTGCAGGTACATTTCCAAAATTAACTTGTTGAGCTGAAATTAAGTTAGCGTTTCCTGCGGTATTGAAAGTATGTCTCCCAAATTGAGTTTCATTTACTTGTTGGGATGGATCAACTCCTGCTCCAGCATTATAATTTCTGAATCCAGTTGAACCCATTAAATTATTAATTTCAGTGGAACTCTTTCCTTGTGCTTCCAAGTTCCCACGCATTGATGCTTGATTTCTAGCAAGTTCTAGTGCTTTAGTTGCTCTTGCGTCTTCTTCTGGAGTTAATGCTCTATTTAATTTACCTTCAGCATATGGTGTGTATTGCTTACTTGCTTGGATTATATCAGTAATACTACCTGAAGCAGCATTGAACGTTCCTGCTCTAGTTTTTCCACTCTGGATAAGTCCTGCTCTATTCATTACAGACCTAGCAACTAGTGCCATTCCCATCTCACCTTCACCACCAGCTTCTGCAATCATCAATCTCTTCAAGAGATCTTCTTCAGAACCAGACAAGGGTGTTTGACTACTAGGAACAAGCGATTGTTGAGGAGTTACTGGCGGTTGATCCTGTCCGTTTTGTCTTGCTTTTCCACCAGATAATAATAAATCTACTGCTTGTTTGAACTTATTAATAATTTTTTCAAATGTGGTTGTATTTTTTTCACGAGTATCTGTAGTTTCTGATTCTTCTTTTCTTTGAATATCAAAGTCTGTTTCCTGTGCATTTACTTTATTCATAAAGGAAGATCCAAGTCCAAGGACGCCAAGAACTCCCAAACCACCTAGAGCCATCCTAGGTAAAAATCTTCTGGCTGCTCCACCTAATCCGATTCTAGCAAATAATGAAATGACCCAACCAGCAAGTTGTCCGATTACAGATCCTATTAATTTTACAACTCCACCAATAAGACCTGCAATTAAACCTAAGGCACCACCACCTCCACCACCTCCACCAGAGATGGATGGGATATCTTTTAACTGCTTGGCAATTCTATTGATTGTGATTCTCAAAAACTTAGCAATCTCAAAAGTCTCTGTCAGAGAATTCCTAAGTCTTTGTACACTCTTTCGTAGTTTTCTTTCTGTTTTCTTAGATCCAAAGAAGTCTAAGATATCATAACCAGTTGCTCTACCATAAGACTGAGTATTTGAAATATTATTAATTACAGACCCAAGATTATTCTGACTAGGTGGAGATATATTATTCCTTTGAAAACCGACAATATTATTTTTTGCACCAGAAACTATGGATGCACCTGGTTTGGATCCACCTGATATAAAATTAACTGCCGCCGCTAATGGATCACCCTGCTGCTCTATAATTTTATCACTATAATCTTTTGGTGAAAGATTTGACGATAAAGGTTTTGGTTTATAAAATTTTCTAGTGGAGGGCAAAATTGTTTTAAGTCCCTTAAGTCCCGTAGATCCCTTAGGTCCAGTATTCCTAAAGGATCTTTTATATTTTATAATGGGACGTTTTTTATCCATTTACCGCCTGTTGTGCTTTTAGATTTTCCTCTTCAATGTGTTGATTCAGAAGTGCAAGATAGATATCTCGCTCCCAAGGCATCATATTTTCAATCTCTGTTAAGCTGTATTTATGATGCTGCATCAAGGCAAAATTCAATTTATAATATGACTCAAGGTCAATATGAGCCATAATCAACCGAAAAAACTTGACAGTCCCTCCAGCGTCACTTCACTTTCAACTTCGGTATTTGGATTGGTAACCTTAAACGTATGAGAAAGTTTTGGCATAGTGGCAAAGAAGTCTTCAATCTGCTTGAACTGACTTGAGTTCAGTCCATCTAACCAGGACATCAATTCTTTCTTGGTACTATCTGCAGCAGACCAGCACTCATCTGCATCAAAGATCATATCAATACAGGATGCAATGATTTCAAATGACTTCTCAAGTGAAGACTCATCATCAGTATTAAAATCAAAGTTGTTCTGAATAAATTGATTCAGAGATGGATACTTCATACGCAGTGTAAGTTTTCCATCAAGATTAATATCTGTGGTGTGCTTTGGATCTTTCTGTACAGAAATTTCGTCAATATAAATCTTGACTGGAACCGTAGTCTCTCCATCATCAGGACAGGTTATAACCAGATCAATTGATTCTCCAACTGACTTACCACGTACATTCAAGAAAACATATTCAATATCAAACGTAGGAAGTTCTTCTACTTTAATTCCTCTAGTTTGAATGCAATCTTTCAGTGTTGTCTTGATTGCACTTGTGATCTGATCTGCATTCTCACTTTCCAATGCAAGAATCAGAATCTTTTCTTCTCTAACTAAAAATGGTCTGTATTTAATCTTCTTTCCAGATGAAGGCAATTCCAACTCATACGTTGGCGTAGAGATCTTTGGTAAAGGCATAATATCCTATAGGTTTTTTCAGGTATGATTATTTAGAGAGATTATTGAAGTGGTCCTACAAAGTCTCCTGCTGTTTTTATTTGACCTTTGTATCCAGCATTATATAATTCATTCAATGTTTGTTGTGAATTGAGTGGAGTGCCTAAGAAAGTTTTTGCTGTTGGTGGTCCAAGTAAATTATCATCTGGTGGAATTGGTTGATCTGGATTTGCTGGATTCGTTGTGGGTGCTCCGCTAGAAGTTGTGGTTGGCGTATCAAAACCAGTCTTCTCTACAATGTACCTCATATAACTGAATGATGCAGTAACTTTTGTTATTGTGCTACCTTCGTATGAAAATGGAATCGCTACAATATTGACTGGGAATGAATCAATAAATGTATACTTAATTAATGATTGTGGTCTAAAACCAGAATTAGCAATACTTGGATTTGCCAGGAAATTTCTTTCAAACTTTACGATTGATATATTTCTTTTATAATCATCTGGGTACTTCAATCTATAAAAATTTTGGCGATCTAGATATCCAGTTTGACCAGAAGAAGATCCTTGGTAAACTCCCCCAGATGAATTGATTGGATCAATATAGTTCATCCATTCTTCAAGAAGACGAAGTGAATTATAGTCCTTATCTACATAGAAAGACAGATCAAAGTCTGCATAAATTCTTCTTGTCGCAAATCTCTCAAGCATCCCCTGACGACTACCACTCTCCTCAGACATATCAAATGTTGAACCAGGAAGAGTCGCATCCGAACAAAGGAAATCATATGACTTTGGATCATTGAGTAATCCACAAGATGCCAAGTGACCATTGACACCTGTGCTATTTGCTGCCAAATTTAGTTTCACCATGAACTGAGATGTCTGAGACAGTTCCCCAATGATTGAGGAAACTTGAGACATCTTTGCATAATAGAGTTCGGCGGACTCTGCCATCTAAATACTTGGAAACTACTTATATTATATGTATGTCATATCATGGACGTTACCTCCCAGAG